GCACTGTACCAGTCCATGACAGCAGTAGCAGAGCGCGATTTATGGACGGACAGATCGATATAGTCGCTCCACGCTGCAAGGTTCGAGTCTCCCGAGTACAGACGGAACCGGAAAGCCAAAGCCTTCGCGTTTTTATCGAAGGGATACAGCGTGTTCTTTTCTGCTGTTTCAACCAGCATCAGATCGTCGTATCCCGCCTGAGTTGTCTCCGAAGGATACCATTTTCCGAGGACCACGTTGTTCCAGTGCAGATGTCCGCCGGAACCTGTTCCGAGCCAGTTCTGGACAACAGCCTGGTTACCGGTGAATGTCGTTCTGTCGGCATACACGAGATCCGGCGATCCGGTAATATTTGTTAGTGTCGGCGATCCGGTGAATATCACGCTGGCTCGGTCTGTCTTTACCAGATACGGGCAATCCGAAGCCGCGATGTTCCTGAATGTTGCGCTTGCAGAAAAGTTCACGTTGGAGAGTGTACTGCAGGCGACAGCTGCGTTGGATCCATTGTTCACTTCCGGCTCAAATATACAGGCGTTGAAGTTTGCGCTTCCAAGGGATGTCACCACTTTCGTTTTGAATGTGCAGGATATATAAGTGGCAAAAGCGCCGGTCGTGGACCAGAGTTTTCCATTTGCTCCGCTTTCGAACGTAATGTTCTCCGCGTACATCTTTCCGGCTTCCAGATAGCATCCGGTTGCGTTCGTTCCATTAAGGTGAAATACGGTGGAACCGTCTGCGTAACCTTCCAGATGGATGTAGACGTTATACATCGAGAGAAGCAGCGTGCTTGAAGGATCGCTTCCCCAGTAGATCGTTACTCCCGGAGCGCGTGCCACCAGGTGGAACGTGCAGGCGCAGATATAGCGCTTGGTGATGTAATAATTGCCCGATTCCTGCAGATAGATCCATACGCCGGCAGCTTTCTTGTTCATGATCTCGAAGGCTTTATCCAGCGTTTTTATCGGTCTGGAGGGATCCAGTCCGTCATTGGTATCCGTGCCGGAGGTGGCGGAGACATAAATACAATAACCATCCGGATCCATGACGTGGACGTGTTTGACCTGCGTTTCCACGGCCTCATCGATCGCGTCCTGAATGGTCGGGGATTCATCGAGATACTGAACGACCTCTTCTTCAACGAGTGTGTCGATCCTGGCGTCAAGGTTCTGCACCAGGTCGTTTGTTTCCTGGAGAAGGGTCTCCGCCTGCTCTGCCACGGTGGCAGTCTCATCCGCCAGCTGCTTCACTTCGCCGGTGGATTTGATCAGCCAGTCCATGTTCAGTTCATGGATATTTGTATAGGGAAAATTGTCAAATACAGCCATTTTAAATGCTCCTTTAAAGTTTAGTAGACTAGCAGACAAAAACGATCTTTGAAGTCGTTTATTACGATCCTGTAGAGATCGGACTGTGTCCGCAGCGCGATCTCTTTACGGGCGACGTCCTGAGCGTCTGTGATCGCGGAGTCGCCTTCGACATGGAATGTTTCTTTTACAAGGGAAGATCCGGTGTTCTTATCCCTGTTCTGGTAGGTCTTTTCGTTCCAGGCGGAGACGGCGTTCTCATTCGTTCCGCTGGATTCGATGGTCCGGACCTCATCGCGTTTGATGTTGATGAAGGGATCATATTCCTCATACAGCACGTTCGCGATCCGGTCCCAGGTATGGATCCTGCTGTTTGACCAGTACTCGATCATCTGCTTCATGATCTCAGGATCCGGATAGATGACTTCCATCTCGGCCGTCTCAGCCAGCAGATTGTTGACCAGCGTGTCCTTGTCCAGCTGCTCCGGGATCCGGAGGCCTTCGAAGAGATTCGGGTCATAGTGATACAACATCAGAGGAGAGACCAGCGCTCGTCTCATCGGAAATACCTCCTTCAAATTTATAGGTGACGTTCAGGTCCAGACCGAAGAGCGCGTTCACGCGTTCGATATCTTCCCGCATGGTAGTCAGCCAGAGGGATACGAGGGACGAAGTCTCCGCGTTGTTGCTGTTGACCTCGTCTGTGATCAGGCGTTCACGCTTTTCCGTGTTCGCGTTCGGGATCCCGATCATCGTATTAAACTGGTTTTCTATTTTGGCCATATCGTTCAGGATATCGCCTGTTACATAGTTGTTCTTCAGGTTCTGGAAGAATACGTCCCAGTTCCTGGACCCGTCTTCGTTGAACAGATCCTTGTCGATGAATACTGCAGGCTGTCCGCTGGCGATCTGATCGTACATCTTTTTGAAGGATTCCGCCTGCGTCTTATTTCCTGCAGCAAAGACATATGAGAGTTTGCTGTTCAGGAGGTTTACGCCTGCGGATTCACAGCAGAGTGCAAGAAGATCCGCGAATGTTGTGACGATATCCAGCGGTGAGGAGTAATCCGGCTGCAGTTTGATGACCTCACAATCCACGCCGATCTCCGGCCGTTCCAGACCGGGAAGAAGCGGATTCGCGATGGTCGCAAAGCGCGGCTGATAGAAGATGTTATATCCGCTCAGTCCGCCCTGCTGCGGGATCACGCCGTACCGTTCTGTATTCAGGATGATGATATAGCCATATCCGAACAGCACATATTTAAAATAATTTTTCGCCCAGGTGTCGGGCAGTCCATCGAAGTCGAAAACGCTGACCAGTTTCTGGAAGAGATACTTCTGATAGTATCTCACCAGCGCAGTGTTCTGACAGTGGACCGTTCCCGGCTGCCTGGCGCTTTCATAAAGATTGATAAATTCGAAGTTAGCAGGGATGTTATTCAAAGTAGAAACCTCCTTCCAGATAGGAATTTACGGCGCTGACCTCCGCCTTCGTGGCCTGTTCATAATTGAAGTTTCCCTTCTGGACCTGAATGAAACCCGGCAGCGATCCCAGGCGCCGGTATTTGCACAGCGGCCTTCCGTTCTCTGCGTTATCTTCATCCGCAGCATAGAAGAATCTGCAATACAGCACCTTCTTGTGCATGTGGTCGGTAATGCTTCCGGTACTGCCTACGCTGTCGACGGATCCTTTTGCCATACTTTCGATCCCGCCAACAGCGGCCTGGAAACCTGCGAAAGCGCCTCCGATATCTCCGGTGACGATTCCGCCGATGACGGCGGCAGCTCCTCCGGCTGTCTGTAATACAGATCCGGCTGTCACGCTGTTCAGGCTGTTGATCCGTAACGGTACTCCGTACTGACAGACCACGTTTGCAAGCATTACATCATCTGTAATGTCCGGTAATGGTGAGGAATTGGATCCATATACGACAGCGCGTCCGCTTCCGGTATTGATATCGGCATTTATAACCACTCTGAGATACCGCTGACCATTAAGACCTGTCGTATCCAGTTTGATATTTCCGAAGGGTCCCAGGTCCAGCGTATATTCTGAGAACGGAGCCAGATTCATATACTGCCCTCTGGAAGATGCCTGAGGATGACGCGGGATCCTGATCTCATAGGTCGTTCCAATAGTCGGAAAGGACGCTTTTGTACATAAGATCCCGGATACCGTATAATTCCCCAGTTTAAAGGATGTTTTACCGATACCGGAAGGAACACTGTGCGGAAACCACAGGACCGATCCGATGTATCTTAATGGTTCGTACGTCGTTACCTTTATTGACTGCGAAACGCTGTCCCAGGTAGAGACGCTGCTGTCTGTCAGGTCTGTGGACAGTTTCTGCAGGAACGTGGCGAAATTCGCGATCGTGAACAGATACGTTGTATATCCGTCCGTGGCGGTAGAATCAATTACGTTGACAGCAACACATCCGGTTCCCCAGGATACATATTCATTAGGAGCCAGAAGGATGTTATCTGTTTTGTAAGTGGACCTGACAGGATAGAATTTATCGACGAGCCACCCATCAGACTCTGCGCTGGCTCTCGTTACATATCCGCTCATATTGCTGATAGTCGTCCGGTAACTGGCCAACACGTCCTCCGCCAGTGAGATCTCCCAGATCCCGCGATCGTACACTTTGTTCGTTACGAAGTACCGGCGTCCGTTGAAGGCGGGAATGTGCGCATAGTTCCATGTGGGATACTGGTTCCCGGGAAACAGATCTCCGGAAACTTCCACGACCGGCGACAGGATGGATGAAGGCGTTTTGATCGCACACTTCAATGTCGTGCCGGATCCTGCCGGAGGCCGGGCTGTTGAATTCTCTTTTTTCGAGAAATTGAAAAATGTAATATCAAACATATTAGAAAAGGCGCCTACGGGAGGATATCCCGCAGGCGCTTTCCTCCTTCCGGTTATTGAAGCAGGAGAACAAACTCCGGTTTAGGTTCCAGTAGTACTGGCTGTAATACCCTCGGAAGTGTACGTGAAGTGGAAGCTATCAAACGATGCTGTGATCGTAGTATTGTCTTCATCAATGTAAACATTTCCGCCCATCGTATAAACGTCATGAGTTACGGTATCTGTCAGTACTCCGATACAAGCGTTGGTATATCCATCTTTCTGCAGGGCAGCAAGAAGATCCGCATACGTCACATCACAGGCAGCATTGGAATATGTGATTTTCGGAGGTAATCCACCTTCCGTTGTTCTATCTACGCTGAAAGTTGGATATGCTGAAGGAGTAGGTGCGGGACCTGGAGCAGCTCCACCGATGCAGAATACGACAGCCTTTTCTGTCAGGTCGTTCTGGAGCTGGATCCGGACGTGGTTGAAGAGGTTATAATACTGGCCTTTGGCGTTGTACGGGCTGGATACCAGATCGTCGTCCGCAAGGTTGTATCCTGCGGCGTCTCTGTCGATCAGCACGCCTACAACGTTTTCGACCTTGACTGCGTTTTCCGCGTTGACGTATTCGGCGGAAGCATTGAGGTATACCGGCTTGACGTTTACGGCGTCAGGCTCAAGAGCGGACTGCCAGTAGTTGACTGCTTCCACTTCGCTGTAGCGCAGGAAGTTGTCGTGATAGGTGTCCGCCAGGACTTCGGCGGTCATGTGCGCCAGGAAGTCCGCGTCCATGAACAGGCGCTGGTCTGCTTTCGGGGTATGGCGCATGATCGCGTAGTTTGTGAGCGGTCTCTGGAACATTCCGGTGCGTTCGGTGAACATTTCGGAAACGTGCTGGATATAGGCGTACGCCCATTTGCAGAACGCGGGATAGTTCGCCGGGAGTTTCACGGTGGTAGCGGTCAGGGACTGGCCTGTTGCGGTGTTGTACTCGGCAAGCAGGTCAATGACATGAGGACCGGCCACGCTGGCATCCTGAAGGACCTTCTTCGCGCCGATCAGGTTGCAGAGGATGGAGCGTGACAGCGTCTCGAGATACTGTTCACGTTCGTTAGAGAAGTGGGTCATGAGTCCGCTCATGAAGGAAGCAAACTCTGCCGGGCTGGAGAACGCGGTATCCAGTTGCTTTGTAAAAATGGTGTAACTGGATTCGTAAACGTTCTGCCCATAGTAGTGGGTTTCAAGTACCTTCGGTTTCTTGACGACAAACTGGTCGACGGGCTGACCTTCCACAAGAGCGAAAGTCGGATCCGCAGAATCCAGAGCATTGTCAATAAAGTTGATCTTGCGGGTAATGCCGCCCCAGCGGTCCGCAGTCATTTCGAGGCCTTTGAATTTCCGGGAGTAGGGTCTTACTGCGATCAGCGTTCTGCCGAGGACCTGAGAGATCGCGGACATGACCGGTTCATATCCGGAGCGCAGAGTCGCCTGTGCCATGGAAATGAAACTGGAAGTATCTACCGGTGTAGAAGCGTCCGCGGAACCGGTCACCTGGCTGTACAGCGCTGTAAGCAGAGCGGAAGCCTGCTCAAAGCCCATAGTATTGATTGCCATTGTAATTTTTTCCTTTCGATTTAATTTTTAGGTTTAGGTGGGTTTATGACTGACGCGAGGATGTCAACGGCGGAAGGCTGTTCCGTCGGTCTCATCGTATCGCGCAGGATCGCATTTTTACGGATCGTCTGCGTCAGATCCTTCAGTGCTGCCAAAACTTCCGAGTTATCCGGAACAGCAGGCGCCGGTGTTGGCGCTTCGGGCGCCGGTTCAGCAGCTGCCGGTGTTGGCGCTTCGGCAGCTGCTTCCGGTGCAACAGTGGGAGGATCAGAGGTGGGTCCCATGAGTGTCATGATCTCGTCGCGGGTGAAGCCTGCGTTCACCAGCGAGATGATGTCTTTGATTTCCATGTTTGTTCTCCTTTGTTTATTTCAGTTTTAAAAGAGCGTCGCCCTTGTAGAATCCGGTCGTGGCGTTACTGTGCCGGAAGCCTACACGAAAGGGATACGCGCCATTCTCATACACATCCTGGATGTAGCGCACCCATCCGAGGCCGTAAGCGATCCCTCCGGATCCGTCGGCAGCTGCTCTGCCTGTGCCGATGATCTTGACTTTGTCACCGACCTGAAGGCCCCATTTGTTTCCGATGGCGATAGGATACTGAACAGAATCGCCTGTCGGTGCCGGCGGTGTAGGACCGGGTCCGGGGTTTCCAGGATTCTTGATGATGAAAGTCGGAAGCGTACCTGTAATATAATTTTCGTCCGAGATGATGAAAAATCTTCTGCGGAGATAATCACTTGAATTAAAATACGCGCTGATCTGTGCAACAGATAGAGATGTATCTCTGCTTGTATAGTTGGAGTTTGAAGTCGTGATCACGCCGTTTTCGACCTTTTCGACAAAAGCGACATGATTATGTGAAAGATCGCCTCCGTAATAATCGCCCCATTGAAGGATATCGCCTGGAGCAACATTATTACGATCGTAAGGGATCGCATACCATCCGTTGATCGTCAGGTTATTCCAGCGGTAGGCACTCCATGCTCCGGATACCGGCGCGGGAGATCCGATCTCCAGAGCGCGTCCGTAAGCGTAACAAGTACAGTTGGCCATCATCCAGGATTTATTCACGGCGTAATTGTTATACGCGGGATCCCAGTATAGATATCCCGCATACTGTCCGTAGTAAATACCGTCGGATGTCAATCTGGGCGTAAAACTAACCATTGAGTTTATCCTCGATCAGCTGCTTCAGAGAAGCGAGTATAGCGTTATTTTCAGAGATCACGGATTTCAGTTCGGTCACTTCGTCTTTGTGGTTCTTTGTTTCCTCGCGGAGATACCAGAACAGAAGGATACAGAATACGATCGGAAATCCTACTGTTGAGATCGCCGAGAGGATATCGGGAAATTGCATTATGGTATCCTCCTTTTTATATAAGAAAGCAGGAAGTTCCTGCCCCGCACATAAGGCGCGCCGCTCCTTCCGGGAGTGTGCTCCGGCGCCGGTTTCCCGCTCTTCCTGCTCCTATTATTATAATACTATCTGTATAAGTTTTGTCAAATGCTTAATACATCTAGTATTATAGAAATATATGGAGGTGATATGAAATGTACACAGAAGCAGGCTATATCGATTTCGATTACATCATGAAAGATCCGAACGTCTTCAAATTCATCATCGGCGGACGGGGATCCGGTAAGACATACGGCGCGATCAAGTGGGCGCTGGATAATGGAAAGACGATGATGTTCATGAGAAGGACGCAGACCCAGATCGACCTGATCCGGAACGACGCCTTCTCTCCCTTTGCTGCCGTCGACAAGAATATCATGGTCAAATCCATCAATAAGAATCTGGCAGGCCTTTACCGGGAGGAGAACGGCGCTCCGTTCGGGTACATGTGCGCACTGTCCACGATATCCAACATCCGGGGCTTCGACGCTTCGGAGGTCGATCTGATCATCTATGATGAGTTCATCGGCGAGGCGCATGAGAGGGCGATCCGCCATGAGGGAGAAGCGTTTCTAAATGCCTATGAGACCATCAACCGTAACAGGGAATTGCAAGGCCGTCCGGCCGTTCAGGTCCTTGCCCTGGCAAACTCCAACCAGCTGGCGAACCCGATCTTCGTTGAATTGAATCTGGTCTCTCCGGTAGAAAGGATGCTGAAGAATGGAAATGTCTTTTATAAAAATTTTCAAAGGAATGTGTCTGTTTATATGGTCAACCATTCCCCGGTCCTGGATCAGAAAGAGCGCACTGCATTGTATCAGCTTTCCGGTGATTCTGATTTTTCGAAGATGGCGCTGAAGAACCAGTTCACGACGGAAGAGATGGACCATATCGCGCCTCAGGACCTGAGGCAGTACAAACTGGCCTGCGTCGTCGGAGAGATCTGTATTTACAAGCATAAAAGCCTGAAGATCTACTATGTGACAGACCATCGGGCAGGAAGTACAGAGAATACTTACTCTTCAGGCCAGATGGATCTGAAGCGTTTCCGGAGGGATATGTACCATTTCTGGCTGGCATATCTCAACGGGAAGATCCTGTTCGAGAGTTATATATTCAAGGTACTTTTCGAGCGCTACTTCAACATTAGTTGAATGCAGTTCAACCATCGTTAAACTATAGTTCAACCATCGTTAAACTGTTATATAAAAAACAGACCCCGGCGGGCCATGTCCGGGGTCTGTTCTTTGATTGTTGCTCGGCGTGCCGAATACTGTCGGCAACCATATTATACAGGATTCGGGAATCAGCGTCTATAGGATTTCTTCGGCGCTTCCTCCGCCGGTTTGTTCGGCAGCAGATAAACGCCGTCCACACGGACCTCCGTCTGGTAGATCATCTGCCCGTCTTTCTCATAGTTGTTATTGACGAGTTTGCCGTCCACAGCCAGCAGATCGCCTTTGTGGACGTATTTGCCGATGATCTCCACGACAGCGCCCCATGCTGCGCAGCTGAGAAACTGGGTCTTCTCGTTTCCTTCCTTGTCTTTGCCATCCCTGACGGCGAGCGTGAAGCGGCAGAGGTCCACGCTGTCTTTGCCCTTCCCGAAGGTTTTGACCTCAGGATCCTTGGTGATGCGTCCGATAAGCTGTACGTTGTTCATGTCTGTTCTCCTTTGTTAAGTAATGTCATTTTAATTCTAAACCTACGAGTG